CGGTCCGCGTGGCCCATTAGCCGCCGGGACTATCCTGCGCGAAGCCCTGCAAGGCGGCCGATGGAAGCGCAAGGAGCGGATTTGCTGAACGGGGAGCGCGGGAAACGCGGGATTCCCACGACGAGGCATTTCGGGAACGACAACACATAAGCCTGAAGCCCAACGATGACAAGGGTTTCGGGCTTTTTTACACATTGAGGCTGTTATCGTTTTCCCGCGTTTCCCATGAGTTGAATGGTGTGCGCTGACGTTGAGCAGCAAGGCATCCCGCCAAGCGCAAACGTCGGTTTCTTGAAAAGGAAACCCGCGCAATGCAAACCCAAACCGCCCCCACCCAGCGCACGGACTATGCAAGCATCCTGCGCACGTACTCGACCGAGCAGGCCGCCGCCGCCCTTCATGTTCGCCCGCAAACCTTGCGCGCTGCCCTGTGCCGCGACGGGCATTACTACGGCATCCGCCCGGTAAAGCTGCCGAATCGCCTCCTGGCGTGGCCCGCCGACGACATCGAGCGCCTGCTGAATGGCGAGGTGGCAGCATGAAGCCCACCATCATCTTTCGCCACCCGGACGGTCTGGGCGAAATCATTGCCGACCCGGAAAACGGTTGCCTTTGGGTGTCACGCCCGGCTCACTCTGAAGCCGAGGTGCAGGTAACCATCGGCCCGCGCGGCCTGCGAAGCGTTGCTATCGAGCTGTTGAAGATGGCCGATGTTCTCGATGGGGGTGCGCAATGAAAACGCCGACCCCCAATGAAAGCAAGGCCGGCGTCCTGAGAAAGCGCCTACATCATAGCACCGATGATCTCTTCCCCGGACTGCTGCCGGTCGCCCCTGCGCCGATCCTGCCGCGCTCCGGCACGGTCAAGGCTGCTGCACTTGACGCCATCATTGCCAGCAAGGTCACGCAAGCCGACTTCCGCCGCTCGTGGCGACTGGCCGCATATATCGACGAACTCGTCGACGACGGCTGGGGCGTGTGTTCCGACTGGATCACGCTCCCCGGCTGGCGCGATCCAATCAAGCGGTATTGGATCGACCTTCAGGACGCACCGACCCGCGCCGCCGTGGCCGCGCGCCTGGCGTGCGAGAGGGTGCAGCGATGACACGCTACGCCCCGCGCACGCCCTACCGCTTCACCATCGAGCTTCCGGCGCACGTCGCGGATACGGTGCACCTGAGCGCCGAGGAGCACGGCTGCTACATGCGCCTGCTGTTCAGCTATTGGAGGTCCGGCCCGCCGAAGGACGATGACCGCGTGCTGGCCCGCATCGTCGGCCTGTCGGTCGAAGAATGGGCCGAGGTCCGGCCGATGGTGGAACCGTTCTTCGAGGTCTTGCATGGGCAATGGCTGCACTGGCGGACGGATGACGAACTACAGGCCGCATACGAGGCCATTGAGAAGTCTAGCCGCGCCGGCAAGACCGCCGCAAAAGCCCGATGGGACAAGGCAAAGGACCGCACGTCAGAGAATGACAAACGCGAAGCCGATGCGGTCGCAATGCAGGCGCAATGCGGTCGCAATGCGAATCGCAGTTCCAATAGAAATATAGGGAGCACGCACCGCACGGCCGAGCCAACCCAAGCCCAAACCCCCCCAGCCAAGGCGAAGGATTTTGATGAGGACGTAGCCATTGCCGAGCGCGACCTGGGCATCGGAGGTGCAGCATGACGACCTTGCGCCCGTACCAGGAACAAGCACTCGACCAACTCCGCTCCGCCCTGGCTAGGGGGCATAGGCGCGTGATGCTCTACAGCCCGACCGGCTCAGGCAAGACCGAAACCGCATTCGGGATGATTCAATCCGCCATCACCAAGGGTAAGCGCGTGGCCTTCATCGCCAATCGCAAGGAACTTGTGCATCAGGCATCGCGCCGGCTGACTCGCTCGGGCATCGCCCACGGCATCCTGCAAGCGGACAACACGCGGAGCCTCGACGCGCGGGTTCTGGTGTGCAGCATCGACACCGTGCACATGCGTGGCCTACCTGATGATGTGGCGCTCATCATCGTCGACGAGGCGCATGCGGTCGCCGGCTCGAAGAAGTACCGCGAACTGATGTTCAGGCTGAACCGCGTGCCCGTCATCGGTCTCTCCGCGACACCGTTTAGCCCCGGCTTGGGCAGGCACTATGACGAGCTGCGCGGCGCGCTGTTTCAGGAGCTGGTGACGGCCGCCACCATCCGCGAGCTTATCGACCTGGGCTATCTGGTCGACTGCGATGTGTTCGCCCCGGCGGAGCCTGACCTAGCCGGCGTGCGCACTCAGCGCGGCATGGGTGGCGAACTGGATTACAACGAGCGCCAGCTAGCCGAGGCGGTCGATAAGCCGGCCTTGGTGGGCAACATCGTGTCGCACTGGCTGAAGCACGCCGCCGGCAAGCCGACTGTGGTTTTCGCAACCAACATCGCCCACTCCCAGCACATCGTTTCGGAGTTCGAGCGCGCCGGAGTTGCGGCCGCGCATATCGACTATCACCACTCCGACGAGGAGCGCGCCGCCATCCTCGATGGGTTCAACCAGGGCCGCTACACGGTCCTGTCGAACTCGGCTCTTCTGGCTGAAGGATGGGACGCGCCGCACGCGGAGTGCATGATTCTCGCGCGACCCACGAAGAGCCTGATTCGCGCCATTCAGATGAGCGGCCGGGTGCTACGTCCGCATCCAGGCAAAGAGCGCGCGCTGATTCTCGACCACTCCGGGACGGTCCTGCGCCTGGGCTTTCCGACCGATGACCTGCCGCTGGAACTCGACGACGGCAAGGCCAACGCATCGAGCACCAGGAAGCAAGAGCGCAAGGCGAGCGAGCCGAAGCCCTGCCCCTCGTGCAAGTACGTCCGACCGGCCGGCGTTCATCAGTGTCCGCACTGTGGGTTCAAGCCAGCCCGCCAGTCCGATGTTGAGGTCGCAGAAGGCGAGTTGCGCAAGTTGGACCGCAAGACGAAGAAGCCCGCAACCCCTGACCGCAAGCAGCACGTCTATTCGCAACTGCTGCAAGTGGCACGCAACAAGGGCTATTCGTCCGGCTGGGTGGCGCACAAGTACCGCGCCATGTTCGACGTGTGGCCGCGCAACATGCGCGAGGTCACGGCGACACCATCAGCCGAGCTGCTGTCCTGGCTGAAGTCCGAGCAAATCCGATTCGCCAAGGCCCGCGACAAGCAGCAGGAGGGCCGCGCGCATGGGTAACAGGCTAGACGTGCGCGACCTCGCGCAAGGCCGCTGGCGGTCGATTCTGACGGTCCTGGGCATAGACGAGCGCGCATTGTCCGGGAAGCACGGCCCTTGCCCGATGTGCGGAGGTAAGGACCGCTTTCGGTTCGACGACCGAGAAGGCCGGGGAACCTACTTCTGTTCCGGGTGCGGCGCGGGTGACGGTGTGCAGCTAGCGATGGGCATCACCGGGCAGAGCTTCCGTGATGTGGCGCGCGAAGTCGAACGCATCGCCGGCACGGTGCAGCCGACCGCCACCAGACCCGAGCGCAGTGACGACGACAAGCTGAAGGCACTGCGCCGCGCCTTCAAGGAGTCGAAGCCCATCGAGCGCGATGACGAGGCATGCCGTTACCTGGCTGGGCGAGGTCTCCGCCTGTACGACTTGCCGGAGAACGTCCGCACGCACCCCGGCATGCAGTACCGGGACGGCGGCGCGGTGCTCGGCACGTTCCCGGCGATGCTGGCGACCGTGACCGATGCGACCGGTCGCGCTGTCTCGATTCACCGAACCTACCTTCAGGACGCGCGGAAAGCGCCCGTGTCGGCCCCGAAGAAGCTGATGCAGGGGCTACCCTTTGCCGGCGCTGCAATCCGCCTGACGCCCGTTTCCCGAACCTTGGGGATAGCCGAGGGCATCGAGACCGCGCTTGCCGCCGCCGAACTGTTCGAGGTGCCCGTCTGGTCCTGCATCAGCACCAGCGGCATCGAGAGCTTCGAGCCGCCCGAGGGCGTGGAGCACGTCATCATTTTTGCCGACCACGACAAGAACTTCGCCGGGCAGAAAGCCGCCTTTGCCGCCGCGCATCGACTGGCGCTGAAGGGGTACGAAGTTGAGGTCTGCATCCCGCCGCAGCCGGGTGACTGGTTGGACGAGTTACACCGCCAGCGACAGCCAACACCATAACCACCACCTGCCCGGCACCACCGGGCTTTTTTCGAGCGTCATTACGACCGCTGCGACCTCGTAGAAGCCGTGATGCAGCAGCCGGTGGGCACATACCTTACCGGATGCGCTGAAGGGCGTCAGAGGCCGGAATCGTCACCCGAATGCGCACAACAAGCGCTCACAATCAGCCCGAGGTAAGCAGTTCACTGACATGAACGCCCCTCACTTCAAGCGTCGACGAGAGTCAGAGCCGTGGTCGTTAAGTTGCGTGGTGTTATCTGTCCCGTCATTTCTTGTAGCCTCCTTGTCTATCCGTTTTCGAAGCTCTGATATACGCCTTACGGTTGCAGACACTTCGATAGGTGGGGTGTCCGATGCTTTTAAGGGCGCTTTCTGGTCCTGTATAAGTGGCTCTTCGCGCGGCTGTGGCGACTCGCTTTGCTGCCAATCGGTGCTGGCTATGCGCGGTGCTTTCTGGTCCTCTTTTTCATCATTGGCGTAAAAAGTCTTGTACAGCCATGCCCCAAAGGCGAGTGCAGCAACCCAGCCAGCTGTAGAGCCAAGCCATCCTTCAACGATGGCTCCAACCCATAAAACACCTACAAGGGCAAAGGCTTTTCCGCCGAGGAACTGAAGCGCAACAGCGGCGAAAGTAGCCGCAAGAAACGCCCACCAAGGTAACGATAACGCCATGTCATCCGCTATCGGTGGATCGGCGCCACCCCAAGTCCCAACGGCCAGCGCGGGCTCTGGCTGAAGGCCAATCACAACCGTGATGAAAAGCTGCGACGAGAAGGGTGCCAAAAACCTCTGTGCCAGCATGGAACCGGTACGACTCGTCATGAAAACTCCTCGCCTTTTTTGACAACGTTTTCAAGGCCCGCGCACTACGGGCGTCCTATGCCAAAGCCGTGTAATTCCGCCCCTATGTGGATCTGATTTCGACGGCGACTTACACGTCTGGGTTTTGCACATCAGTATGCACCGCTGTTGATGATGAATCACTAGCGAGGAAGTGCCCATATTGGGTAGTGAGGCAAGCGAGCAAATGGGATTGACGGCACGGTGCGGGAGCGGCAGTATGCCGTTGTCGCCAAAACAGAGGTGACCGGGGGTGAGAGCCCGAACGACATAGGCGGACTTCCGCCGCTGGCGGATTTTTTTCGTCCGAATCGCATTGTTGCGCCTGTTCAATGGCGGCAGTGCGGGGAGCCTTCGGGCTGCCGGTTCCTATGTCCCGGTCTCTCAACCCCGTATCTGCCGCCACCCCGAGTGAGAGCGGGAGCGGCTTAACGCCGACATAGGAGCACGCATCATGCAAACCATCACTTACCCCGTCACCAATCCCGCACTGTCCCCATGCTTCAAGGCGACCGAACTTATCATGGTCGATATGTCCGCTTGGCCTGCGGTGGGTGACGAAGTGCTTGGCGAAATCGATGGGCTTCAAGTCGCAGGTGACGTGCTGCGCATCGATGGCGCAACGATGACAGTCGAGCACTGCACCACTGGCGAGACCATCACCCTGCCTTTTGTCACTGGCGTCATCGTTGGCAGCATGAAGCTGAATGCGATTCGAGCCTTCACGACAAAGGAGGGGGCGGAATGACCGCAACCGGCGAGAGTTCTCCCGCACAAGTTCGTAGGACCAAGACGCGCAGCAACAGCGGCGAGAAGGTGGCGCGCATTCCTTTGAGGCTTGTCAGTGCGACCGGTGACCGCGCCACGGTCATCAATTTTCTGCGGGATGTAGCAGACGAACTAGAGATGGATGCGGATGTGCGCGGCGTTGTGATCGTGGTAGATCGCGGAACGAAGCCTTCGGTAAGGTTTGCGGCGGCGGGGCTGCTTGAGCGGGCGCGCGACCGGCTTGCGGTCGTTTTGCACCGCGCGACGCACAAGGCGACGCACGGACTTGATGAGTAATGGATTTGCACGCGCGTTCGCACCGAGCGTGCAGCCACGGTTAGCGCCATAGCGCGCCCTAACCACTCACCGCCGAACCCGCCCGCGTGGCGGGTTTTTCGTCCCCGGCGCGCGTGGTGGCCGAGCTACCAAGCTGCATCGCAGCATGCAATCAGCAAGTACAAGCAAGAATCGGGGCATCGCAAGTTATGCAAAGAATGCAGCTAGACGGCACGAAATTTGCTTAATGTTCTTTTGCGTTGCATCGCAGCATCGCGACCGCGTTGCGCATGGCATTACGAACATCGCAACCTTCGTAAAACGACCGTAGAGCCCGGTGCAGCAGCCGGTGACCATAGACCTTGCCGGATGCGCCGGAACGCGGCGGAGCACCGGAATCCGCACGGCAATGCGCACAACAAAGCGCACAGGCCAGACCTGAAATCGGCGCGATGCCGATGATAAGAATTGCTAAGGTTTTGCACGCCAGAGGCACGCCCAAAACCGGCTCCGCGCCGGTTAGTGCTCAAGTTAGTGCTCAAAGGGGGGAGTAATCAGCGCAGCAATCGGCTCGGAAATCGGCTCGTGGGGGAGTGCACCAACCCCGAGCGCCGATTACGCTGTAACTACCGCCTGCGCCAGCACCAACGGGCAACCGAACTTGGAATCAAGCTTGGCCGGTACGCAGCAAAGTACGCAGCGAAAGCGCGCCCTGTCGCTCTATCGGCCACGGACGATGACGACCTCGAATGGCGAGTCATCGCCGCCGCCGTGACTGCAAATCGGCATCGGCTCACACTCCGTTGGCGCAGCAGGGCGCGAAGCCCGCGCATCGAGTTCTTGCACTACAGCCGATGGGCGACGGCGAGCACGACGGCGAAGCAGCACCAGCACCACTACCAGGGCAACGACGAGCAGGCCGAGCAGGAAGAACGTGTCCATCGTGGCGACTCCGCTATTTCAGGTTCCACCACCATACCGCGACCAGACCAGATGCACCGGAATCGCGCCGCAACGCGACCAAGCAGGAAATCCTGCTACGACCGAGCGCCCGAGGCCGCATCCTGCGCCAGCGAGGCCGGCGGCGTGCATGGCTACACGGTGGCTACACCGCCCGGATCTGGCTACACCGTGGCTACACAGAGCCGGACAGCAAAACGCCAACCCCGAGAGATTGGCGTAAGTGCTTGATTCTATGGTGCCGGCAATAGGAATCGAACCCACGACCTTCTGATTACAAATCAGCTGCTCTACCAACTGAGCTATGCCGGCAAGGCGCTGCGGATTATAGCGCAAGACGCCTGCCCGCCATCGCGTCGG